ACACACTGGAGATTTAGAATACAATACCTTTAGTGCAGTCATCCACTTAGACGATGTTATACCACACGAAAAGAATAAATTTAATGGAATGCTTTTTACTATCATGCCTTATCCAAATGGTTTCCAACTGCCAGGACACTATCAAAGTCATGCAGGAGGTGTAGTAGCCTTAGATGGTAGAGTTTGGCATGGAGTTTATCCTACGGATACAATTAGACGTACAATAGTGTACGATATAGAATTTACAAGGAAATAATTTTGTCATTAATTACAGAACGCTATGCTTATAGCGAAATCAAACGACAGCAAGTAGACGGTAAGAGATTGTATGCTTGCCCAGACGGTAATGCTGTTGCAAGTGTTACAACTATTTTAGATAAAACAAAAGATAAGACACATCTTATTGCTTGGAAGAAACGTGTAGGTGAACAAAAAGCACAAGAAATTGTAACAGAAGCGGCGAGTGTGGGAACACGTATGCACAAATATTTAGAGGACTACATTGAGTTTGGCGAATGGCCTACTCCAGGTGGCAATCCTTATGCTCAACAAGCACACAAGATGGCAGAGCAAATTAAAGAAAATGCTATGGTAGATGTAGATGAAATATGGGGGAGTGAAATTAATTTGTATCACCCTCAAATTTACGCAGGCACTACTGACCTTGTAGGACAGTATAAAGGCAATCCTGCAATTATGGATTTTAAACAGACGAATAAACCTAAGAAAGAAGAATGGGTTGAAGATTACTACTTACAGTTGGTTGCATATGCACTAGCCCATAATGAAGTATTTGGCACTAATATACGTGAAGGTCATGTATTCATGTGTAGCAGAGATCTACAATATCAACAGTTCGACTTAACCCCTGAAAAATTTGCAGAGTGGGAGTCTAAATGGTGGGATAGGGTCTACTTGTATTACGATAAGTTCGCATAAATACTATTAACAATTTAGGAGTAAACAAGTGGCTGTTGTTCAAATATCAAAAATTCAAGTCCGCAGAGGACGCAAGAATACAGGTTCAGGAATACCACAATTAGCAAGTGGTGAGTTTGGCTGGGCAGTTGATTCACAAGAACTTTATATTGGTAATGGTGCAGTATCAGAAGGATCACCGGCAGTAGGTAACACTAAGGTGCTTACTGAGAACGACAACTTATTCACACTTGCAGATCAATACACTTATAAAGCAGGCGAACTACAAACAGGTGCTACTGTAAGTGGACCAATCAAAAGAACACTCCAAGAAAGATTAGATGATATTGTTAGTATTCGTTCATTTGGTGGAACAGGTGACGGAACAGATCAAACAGCAGTATTACAAAGAGCAATTGACCAACTTTATATTAACACTTCTACAAAAGGAACAACAGGTAGTAGAGTTAAATTGCATCTTGAAGCAGGAACTTATGTTATTTCAAACTCATTAAAGATTCCACCCCATGCTTCAATTATTGGTGCTGGTGCTGACAAAACAATTATTCGACAAACAACAGACAATCCTATCATTGAAACTGTAAACGGAACTTCATCTCCAGGATCGTATGCTGATGACAGTTCAAGTACTTCACTTAATCAAGCAAGACGTATTACAATTGAAGGTGTAACATTAGAATCAGCAACTATTAATTCCAATGGATTAAAACTAGTAAGTTGTAAAGATAGTATTTTTAAAGACCTAATTATTAAAAGCACATGGACAACAGGCAATACCCCAGGTAACAGTCATGTTGCAGTAACAATGACAAATCTTAGTTCAGTTGTTGGTTGCTTTAACAACTTATTCGAACACGTAGAATTCCAAGGTTGGGGCTATGGTGTTACTTCTGATTACGATGTTTATGAAAACACATTCCACAAGTGTATATTCTCTGATATGGGATATGCTGTACACTTTGGAGCAAACACTAATATTGGAGCACAAGGACAGCAAACAGGACCAGAGAAAAATATATTTGAAAATTCTGTATTTAAAAACATTGACAAGAATGCAATAATTTTTGAAAACGGTTCTAATAATACTAGTGCAAATAATAAATTTGCTGATGTAGGTAACAATGGCGGAACGAGTTCTTCAGCGGCATATACTATTATTAAAAGTCTTGTTGGTGGTAACACTTCAACTAACGATTGGTTTAGCAGAACTAAAGACTTATCATTAGATGTTGCATTTGATACTATTCCATATATTTCAGAAATTGAAGGACCACTTCATACATCTTACTTACAAAGTACAACACTTAACACTAATCAACAAAACGCATTTGAAACTATTTTTAAACTACCAGGCGACTTTACAAGAACGTATCTAATTGACTACCAATATAAAAGTAATCAAGTAGATGCAATGCGCCAAGGTGTTTTAGAAGTTCTCGTTAACAAATCAACTAACACAGTTACATATACTGACACTTACGATTACAATGGTGAAGACGGATTTAAAGACACATTAGAATTAAAAGGTCAACTGTTAGATGTAAACGGTGATACAGTTTACGATACAATTGGTATTAAAATGAAGAATACTGTTACGAGTGAAGATGCAGACTTCACATATAAAATCAAAATTAAAAATTAGATATATTAAATGTTTTCAGAAGTATTTGAAGAACGATTACGTCATTGGCGATCACTAAGAGAAAAGTTACAATATAGCGATAGTCCCCTTGAAGACGTACTCCATGCATACTCCCTAGCACCAAGAATACACGACAAGAGTGTAGATATGTGGGATCAGAAGACTTGGCCAGGTCCTTGGCAATTAGTTGACAAAAACGGTTACACAGATACTTGCATTATTTGCGGAATATGTTATACTTTACAATTAACTGAAAGGTTTTCTAATAGTCAGTTTGAGATACATATTAGTACGGATAACGAAACAAAAGAAACCTTTATGCTTTTGGCAGTGGATGAAGAGGTCATTAATCCAATGTTAGGTAAAGTTTTTAATAGAACGGACGTCCCAGCATCATGGATATCACAAAAGGTGTATCCTATGTCAGACGCCCACTAAATATTAAACAAAATTAAAGAAGGAAGTCAAGAAATCATGTCGAACGGAACAGGAATTAATATTGTTAAGCGTGATGGTACAAGCGAGCCATTAGACGTTAATAAAATCCACAAAGTAGTTGAATTTGCTTGTGAAGGGTTAGCAGGAGTTAGTGCATCACAAGTTGAAATGTCATCACACATTCAATTTTATGATGGTATGACATCAAAAGAAATTCAAGATATTATGGTCAAGTCAGCAAATGATTTGATTACATTAGAAAACCCCAACTATCAATTTGTTGCGGCACGTTTATTACTGTATGCAACTTATAAAGATGTGTTTGGTGAATACAAACAAAAAACCCTTCTTGACATGATTAAATTAAACATCAAACGTGGTGTATATGATGCAGAAATTTTAGAAAAGTATTCCGATGATGAGATTCATCAACTTGACAATTATATTAAACGTAACCGTGATGAAAACTTTACCTATGCAGGATTAAGACAAATTGTAGACAAGTACTTGTGTCAAGATAGATCAACAGGACAACTGTTTGAAACTCCTCAACATATGTACGTAATGATTGCGGCAACACTGTTTGCAAACTATCCTAGTGAAGTTAGAATGCAATATGTAAGGAGATACTACGATGCGACCTCACTATTTAAAATCAATATCCCCACACCCGTTATGGCTGGTGTACGAACTCCTATTCGTCAGTTTGCTAGTTGTGTTCTTGTTGACAGTGACGATACTCTCAATTCCATTTTTAGTTCTGATATGGCTATCGGACGTTATACTGCCCAGAGAGCAGGAATCGGAATTAACGCAGGAAGAATACGAGCGATCAACTCGAAAATTAGAGGTGGAGAAGTAGCACACACAGGAGTGGTTCCGTTCCTAAAAAAATTCGAAAGCACAGTACGTTGTTGTACACAGAATGGTGTACGTGGCGGTAGTGCTACTGTACATTTTCCATTATGGCATTACGAGATTGAAGACATCCTTGTGTTGAAAAACAACAAAGGTACAGAAGACAACCGTGTACGTAAACTAGACTACAGCATTCAACTTAACAAGTTAATGTATGAAAGATTATTATCCGATGGCGATATTACTCTTTTCTCGCCACATGAAGTAGAAGATCTATATGAAGCATTTTATAGTGATCAAGAGGAATTTGAAAAGTTGTACAAAAAATATGAAAAGAGTACAACACTTAAAAAGAAAACTGTCAAAGCAATGGAGTTGTTTGGCGACTTATTAAAAGAACGTGCTGAAACAGGACGTATCTATATTATGAACGTTGACCATGCAAATACACACAGTTCATTTAAAGATACAGTTTACATGAGTAACTTGTGTCAAGAAATTACATTACCAACCAAGCCACTACAACACATTGACGATGAAGAAAGTGAAATTGCACTTTGTATTTTGTCAGCAATTAACGTAGGACTACTAAAAGACTTAGACGATTTAGAAGAACTATGCGACCTAGCAGTAAGAGCATTAGATGAAATTATTGATTATCAAAAATATCCTGTAAAGGCGGCTGAGATCTCAACTAAAGCAAGACGCTCATTGGGTGTTGGTTACATTGGACTTGCACACTATCTTGCCCGTAACGGATTTAAGTATGGTGACAAAGAAGCATGGAAACTTGTACACGAACTATCAGAAGCATTTCAATACTACTTGTTAGTAGCATCAAATGAACTTGCACAAGAAAAAGGTAAGTGTGATTATTTTGATCGCACTAAATACGCAGACGGCATCTTACCAATTGACACATACAAAAAAGATGTAGACGAGTTAGGAAAGTTTAAATTACAATATGATTGGGAATCTTTACGCAATGACATCAAAGCCCATGGGCTCCGACACTCAACATTGTCAGCACAGATGCCATCAGAGAGCAGTTCCATTGTGTCAAACGCAACAAACGGAATTGAGCCACCTAGAGCATTCTTGTCCATTAAGAAAAGCAAAAAAGGGCCTCTTAAGCAGATTGTTCCACAATTTACTACACTAAAGAATCAATACACATTACTTTGGGAAATGCCAAGCAATGAAGGTTATATCAACGTAGTAGCAGTAATGCAGAAGTTCTTTGACCAAGCAATTAGTGGAAACTGGAGTTATAATCCTACACACTTTGAAAACAACGAAGTGCCAATGAGTGTTATGTTTAGAGATTTATTAAACACTTATAAATACGGATGGAAAACTTCGTACTACCAAAACACATATGATTTTAAAGGGATGGAAGAAGATGATCCTAAAGAGGAATCATCAAATCCAATTGTAGTAGAACAACCGACAACTAGCACAGATGAAGAACTTTGTGATAGTTGTGCGATTTAATACTTGACAAAGTAACATAATTAGTGTATTGTTATAAAACAGTACACAATAGGAACCGATTGAGAATGGCAAAAACAGTTTTTAATAAGAATAAAGTAGACTTTACTAAAGAACATATGTTTTTTGGTGAAGACCAAAATACACAACGTTACGATACGTTTAAATTTCCAGAGTTTGATAAACTTAATCAAACCATGCTTGGATATTTTTGGCGACCGGAAGAAGTTTCACTACAAAAGGATCGAGGAGATTATGCAGACTTCCGTCCAGAGCAGAAGCATATCTTTACAAGTAACCTAAAGTATCAAACACTGCTAGATAGTGTGCAAGGTAGAGGTCCATGCTTGGCGTTCTTACCTTACTGTTCATTACCTGAACTTGAAAGTTGTATTGTTGCTTGGGACTTCTTTGAAACAATTCACAGTCGTTCATATACACATATTGTTAAAAATGTTTATGCAAACCCTAGTGACGTTTTTGATACTATCCTAGATGATGAAAAGATTATTGAACGTGCAGAGAGTGTTACTAAACACTATGACGAATTTAATGCTGTTGCTGACAACTACTTTCATAAAGGTAAAGGTACTATCTATGATGTTAAGAAATCATTGTATAAAGCAATGATGACTGTAAACATTCTTGAAGGTTTACGCTTCTATGTATCATTTGCTTGTACGTTTGCGTTTGGTGAACTAAAACTTATGGAAGGTTCAGCAAAGATCATTTCGCTCATTGCACGTGACGAAGCAACACATCTAAACTTGAGTACACATATTCTTAAGCACTGGGCAAAAGGCAATGACGATCCAGACTTTGTTAAGATTGCAAAGGAGTGTGAAGAAGAAGTTTATCAAATGTGGCGTGACTGCGTTGATGAAGAAAAGCGTTGGGCAGACTATTTGTTTAAAGATGGTTCAATCATCGGATTGAATGAAAACTTATTACACGCCTATGTAGAATTCATTGCTAACAAGAGATTGAAAGCACTTGGATTAAAAACGATCTACGATCGTCCACTTAATACTAACCCACTACCTTGGACACAGCATTGGTTAAGTTCAGCAGGCTTGCAGGTTGCACCGCAAGAGACTGAAGTCGAGTCTTACATTATCGGCGGTGTCAAACAAGATGTAGAAAAAGATACATTCAAAGGATTTAAATTATGAGCAGAACAGTAGTATATTCAAAACCAATGTGTTCATTTTGCGATAAAGCAAAGCACTTACTAAAAACATTAAATGTCGAATTCGAATCAATTCAAGTTGGTTCAGATATTTCGGTAGAGAAACTTACAGAAGAATTTGAAGCAAATGGTTTACCACAACCAAGATCAGTCCCACAAATTATCCTGAACGGTAAGTATATAGGAGGCTACAACGAGTTAGCCAAGTATGTAGAAGATACAGGATTTAACGGAACAGGACACGGTCAATAATATATGTTAAAAATTACATCACCGATTAAAGAAGGCGATACAGTATCAGTCAAACTAATAACTGGTGAAGAATGTATTGCTAGAATCCAAAAAATAAACGATGACAGTTATGTATTACACAAGCCGTTAAGTTTATTACAAAGTCCGCAGGGAATGGTTCTGGGACAGTTTATGATGACGGGCGATCCTGATGCGGATATTACTATGCCAAAGTCTAGCGTATTGTGTTTTACACAAACACAAAAAGACATGGCATCAAAATACACAGAAGCAACAACAGGGATTAAAATTTAATGTCAGATAGCAAATTAATTCTAATTGATATTGATGGAACAGTTCTTGATTGGAAGAACGGTTTCGTACAGTTTCTTGCACTTGAAAAAGTGATAGAAAAGGATACCACAAAGTATAAAGTTCATGAGTGGTTCCAGGGTTTAGACGGACAACCAATTACGGAGGAAAAAGGTAAATTCTTAATTGAATACTTTAATCGTTCGGCTTGGATTGCCTTCCTAGATCCTCTTAGAGATAGTGTAGAAGTAGTAAAGGCTTTAAAAGAAAAAGGCTATACTTTTGAAGCAATTACATCTTTACACACCGACAAGCCTGCACAAGCGTTACGTAAGATGAACCTTGATGAAACGTTTGGAGAAGGCACTATTTCTAAAATCACCTTCCTACCTACTGGTGCTGATAAAGATGAAGCACTAAAAGCGTATGAAGGAACAGGGGCCTGGTGGATTGAAGATAAAGTAGAAAATGCGATCGTAGGTAAAAACTTAGGATTAAAATCTATTATTGTCGAGCATGAGTATAACAAAGATGTTTATACAAATGACATTCCAACTGCTAAGTTTTGGAGCACAATTTATAAATTGATCACAGGAGAACGATATGTCAACAAATCATGACGCAATTAAACAAGCATTTGAGGACTACTTAAAGGAATCAGAAGCATTTGAAACTAAAGGTGTAAAAGCCGCGGCCGCTCGTGCTAGAAAAGCACTAGGCGAAATGGGTAAACTTACAAAAGAAAGACGTAAGGAAATCCAAGAGAAAAAAAACTCTTTATAATATAATATAGAATGTGGGATAGCATAGAATATAACTATGCTATCCTTACATTCGATGCCGAAAAGTTATAAATAACTTCGAAGAGGGTATTAATAAGAATATGAGTAACGGAAAATTAAAATGGTATAATCCTGTTAAGGGCTTTGGGTTCATTACACCTGATCCTGAAGGATCTCAGTCTGATATATTTGTACATATTAGCGAGTTTAAAAAAGCAGGAATCCAAGAAAACGATATTACCGAAGGTATGGAATTAACCTACGAAGAAAATGACTTCAGAGGTAAAAAAGTAGCAGGCAGTCTTAAACGATCGTAAAATGAAGTGCAACCAGGGCGATCTTGCCCAAATTAAATTCTCACTAAGACCAGAAAACATCGGACGCATTGTAAAGGTAAAAGAGTACATCGGACGATTTGAACAGAACGAGCAATTCCAATTTAGAGGAATGCCTTGTACCTGTGTAATTACAGATCATTATTGGTGGATAGAAGCAGAAGATCTATCTATTCTATTCGGACCAAGTCCACAAGCCTATATTGCCGATAGTTGGCTAGAACCAATTAGGCAATCAAAATCCAAAGAAAAAACAAAAAAAGAGGTTGACATCACAGTATAGTGGTGTTATAAATATACTTGTAACGTTGAAGCCAATTGAAGGCAGGCAGGACGGGAGTTCAATTCTCCCCACCTCCACCATAAGCACATTGAAGATTAACACAGACAATTTAATGTGCTTATGATGGGGGTGATCGGGATCGACTGATGCAATAGAGAACGTGGAG